TCAGGCTCAAACGCCGTTTTCTAGTGGGATTAAAACCAGTAAAATCCAAATTTACCCAAATACCAGTTTAGATATTTTATCGACAACTGGTCCTGTTGTTCCGCCAAAAATGACCACTTCAGAAATGAATGCGATTACGGGCGCAGCGTTGAAAACTGGCGGTTTTATTTTTAATACTTCTGTAGGTGCATTTATGTATTATAACGGCAGTACATGGATGGATATTAATTATAATCCAGTATACCCGCTTGACGATGTTTTAAATGCCGGAAATACTTCCGACCAAAGCATTGAATTGAATAACACGTTTAATCAAACGTTAATAGAACCCGCTGCGTTTCTTGTTCAAAATATAAGTACAACAGCCGGTGTTGCATTAAGCGAAGCTGGCGTAGGTATATTTACGCAGGAAGAAGGTTTAGGCGTAGAAATACACACAGATAGTATTTCAGAATCTTATATCGCACAATTTCCAAATAAGGTTATTATTGATGAAGAACCCGAAATATTTGTATTTCAATCGGATTTAATTAGTTCCGATGCCAACAATGTTTTGGTGCGTGGAACTGATGATAAATTATTTGTGCCAGAGGGGACTACGCCAATTAACGCTTCTGGCGGCGGAACTACGATAACCGATGGTGTAATAGAGCATAATGATTTATTAGCTTTAGGAAGCATAATCGCAAATAATGGGCGTACTAAATTAAGTCAAAATATAGTTGATACAGAGGCTGGTCTTTATGATGTTTCTGGCGATAGACAAATAGCTACATATAGTGAAACAGACGATGCTTATTACTATGCTAATGGCAGTCTTATTTTTAATGCAGTTCTAGGACAATTATTAATTTCTGGAAACCCTGTAAAAACAGATATTGAAAATGAAACTAAATATGTTCAGAAAACAACTTGGGTTGATTATTCAGCAACTTCTACGGTTGTTGGTTGGAGTTCGTTTACTACAAAAAAAATATCTTATAAAATCATAGACGGCGCTATGATTGTGGATTTCAATATTGAAGGCACAAGTAACGCAACGACAATTTCATTTACGATACCATCAAATGCTAGTTCTGCAACATTCGTACTTTCAGCCTATATAATCAATAGCGGTTCTGCTTCAAGTAATGCTGGTCGCATTAGCACAGCATCTGGAAGCAATGTTATTACAGTTCAAAGGGACGGACAAAACACCGCCTTTACCGCTTCTGGAACAAAACGTTGTTCTGGACAAATCATAATTCAATTATAAAAATTCGTATAACCAATTAACAAAAAACAAAAATGAAAAAACTTATTTTATTACTCGCTTTAGTAGCTTTCAACTTTTCAAATGCGCAAAGCAACGATTTGACCTTAGATAAATTAAACAGCGGTGCAAATCTAACAATGACAGCAACGCCAAATTCTGCGCTTGGGACGGGTGGAACGGTTGAAATTTACGGAAATTTACTTTCGGGTAGAATTATGATTAATACAGGCGTTGGCAGTTCTGGACACACAGCTTGCAGAATTAATTTTCCAAGCGGTAACGGATTAGGAACTGATGAAGCAAATGTTTTTATCCGTTCTTCAGATAATAAATTCTTTTTTGTTGATTCAGCGGGCATTGATTCTACGGGGTTTGACATATATGCAAAAGATTTATGGAATGACAATACAAGTTATGAATTTAGATATATAATCATTTCACACGTTCAATAGCCATGACAAACAAAAAAGAACTCTATTTCGATTTCCTACACTCGTTTATCGTAATTACAGCGGTATTTTTTTGGTTTCGATTTGTTAGATTAGATTTTAACATCAAAGCTGAATTAATCGTTATGAAAGCCGTTCAGGGTTTTTTTATTGGCGCGTTTGCATCATTTGTTTGGGAGTTCATTATCGAAGAGTTAATAATGGACCGACCAGCAAGCAAAAAAGACGTCGTAAACATGTGCGCTTCTGCTACTCTAGCTGGTATTTTATGCGTTTATGTAACCATTCCGCTATATGTAACCATTCCGATGATTGCCTTCAGCATTTACGCTGTAATCAATGAAATACGGGTTTGGTATAAAAACAGAACTAAGTAACCTTTTAAATTTTTTATATATGTCATTTCCTATTATTATTTGGATTGCTGTATTCTTAGGACTTGCAGCCGAAATTTACAGAAGTTTTGTTTCTCAAAAAACAGACTACGAAGTCGCGAACGAATCAATTAGCTTAGGCGAATTTATCACAGGCAATATCGTTGCTGTTTTGGTGGCTTTGGGTCTTTATGTTTCTGGAATGTTAGGCGCTGGTTTTGCCGATATTCTTCCAACAGCAAACGTAGGCAGTTTTTTACCTGCTTTTTTGACGGGCGCAGCACTTTGGAATACTACCAAGGCGCTTCTAGGTAAATATGGTAATAAAACCAAAAATACCCTGCGTAAAATCGTCGACAAAAAAACCAATAAAGCCGACGGTATAAAACAGTAACATTATTATTCGGGCGCGTAACAATTTATCCGCCCGAATTTTATATTTTTGGTACATGATAAACGTCGTAAATGCCGAAAAATTTGTAAAATCTAAAGTAGCCCTTTGCATGGTGCTTCTTATTGCTGTAGGTATATTGTTGAAAGACAGAAATAACCTTACAGACCAAATTAAACAGGATAAAATTGACAGCAAAATCAAAGATTCCACCTACACAGTGGAAATACATATCCGCGACAGTACTATTTATGCATGTCAACAACAGCAAAAAATAACCGCAGACAACGCTACCAAATCAGCGCAGATGCAAGCTCAAGAATATAAGTCTTTGTGGTTAGAATATGTAAACATGAAGACCGAAGCAAAACAGAAAAACGTAATACAATAGCTATGCACTTAAAATTATTTTTCATCGCATTAATGTTTTTCACTCTTACCAGTGCGAATCGTACTGAAGAAAAAAACAGCATCGTTATGGTGCCTAAAATACGCCCGACAATGTACATTATACCCGTACATGAAAACAATGCTTACAACAAAGCACAGGCGGAAATACTAAAATATAAAATTAGAATCCAGCAGGAGCGTGACACCATAAGAACCATACTGGACCAAAAATAAAAATAATGGCCACACTACCAGAACCAGAATTTATAAACCGCGACGCAGAAACGATAATCGCAGAAACTAAAGCGTATTACGAAACTGCGACAGGAAAAACACTCGAGCCTGCACAGGTTGAACAGCTTGTTTTGAACAGTTTCAATTATCGCGAAATACTGGTAAGAAATCAAGCGCAGGACGCAGCAAAACAGAACCTTCTGGCGTTTGCTCGTTTTCCAGTTATAGATTACCTGGGCGAATTTCTGGGCGTGGTAAGATTGCCAGCGCAGTCAGCATTTAGCACACTTTTACTTACGCTGGTTCCTGGTCATGGCGATATCGTCATTCCTTCAGGAACACGTTTCCAAACTGTTGATGGCCGTGCCGTATTTGCGCTTATTCAGGATTATTCAGTTCTGGCTGCCGTAAATAGCGTTTCTGTAACAGTTGCCGCTTTGGCTTCTGGAAAATCCAGCAACGATTACGAAGTTGACACGATTACTGTTATACTCGATCCGCAACCATATTTGTCAAGTGCATCAAATACTACCGTTTCCGAAGGCGGAAGCGATGAAGAAACAGACGACCAGCTTCGCGAACGTATACGCATAGCGCCTAATAGGTTTTCAAATGCCGGACCGATAAAAGCCTATAAATTCTGGGCTGCTTCAGCATCGCCGCTTATTATCGATGTTGCCGTTCCTGAACAGCCAGAAGTACCTGGAACTGTTCGCGTTTATCCTTTAGTGGCTGGACTGGCCACAACGCCTTCAGAAATTCTGGACGCTGTAGAAGCGATTCTTAGCGCCGATAAAATACGCCCATTATCAGATACTGTTGAGGTTTTGTCACCTACAGCTATCGATACGAACATTACAGTTAATTTAATCCTGTACGATTGGGCCGTTCAAGCTGACGTGCTTCCAGTAGTACAGGCGAACCTTGAAGCATTTCGCGATGGTCGACGCAAGTTATTAGGCCAGGACATAATTATAGATCAAATCAAAGCCGTGTGTATGATTGACGGCGTATATAAAGCCAATGTAGTTGCGCCATCCGCTGATTTGGTTATTGCCGAAACAGAATTCGCAAACATCGAAGACATTACAGCAACAGTAACAGGTACAAACGTAGGTTAACCAATGGGCCAAAACAACAGTAATATATTAGCTGATTCAGTCGCAGGCATTCCGCATATTGCCGCGTTTGACGCTACGGCAAATGCTAGGTTATCCACAATAGAACTGGAAAACCTTTTGGTGTACGTTATCGATACTGTGCCAGCGTCTGCGCTTCCGTATTTAGCCAATCAGTTCGATATTGAAGGTTTTAGCGGTTATCGTTTGGCCACTACGGACGAACAGAAACGCGCCGTTATAAAACAAGCAATCGAATTGAAGCGTTACGCAGGTACTGTTTGGGCCATCAAACAAGCGATGTTATCAGTAGGCTATACAGATGCAGTAATTACAGAAGGAATCGATACAGGCGACCCTGACACCGACTGGGCGCGTTTTCGTATCGATAGCGTTCTGGGTGACACTGTTGGCATTGATGGAATTTCGCAGTCTAATTTGGCGAAGCTGATTCGTGAGTATAAACCAGCCAGATCGAAACTCGAAGGTATCGGTTATTTTATCGGTATTGAAGACAGTTTCGAAACTAGACTATTTGACGACCTTCAGATAGTTTATGAAGCGCCAACGCTCGATGAAGACTTAGGTTATTTTGCCAGATTTCACGACGGTACATATAACCGTGACGGAAGCATTACACATATTGAATCACTCGACAGTCTTACTATGAATATCGTAAACGTACCATAATGATAAACGAAACTTACACAGGTCAAGAAATGGGACCAGCGCCAATGCTGAAGAAAGTAGATCCCAAAATTATCACAGTCATTAAAAAGGCTATATTTGCATTTATAAAGAAATTCCAATGGTAGAAAAAATTTTAAATCTAAAGGGGTCGTTCGTTTTAAACGTTTTCGACTTGAAAGGAAATCTGCTCGAGCACTACGAAGACCGCAATCTAGTGGTCAATGGTGGCCGTACTGCGGTTATGTTATTGCTGGGTGCAGGAAATACTGCGAAACAGCTTACTAAATTGTCGGTAGGTACTAACGGAACTGCTCCTGTTGGTTCAGATACAGCCATTACAGGCGCGTTTACCAAATCTTTGGGTACAGTGACCTATCCGACAATATCGTCGGTTAAATTCGACTGGACACTCACGGCTTTGGAAGCCAACGGAATCAATATAGCTGAATTCGGTCTGTTGTGTACAGATAACACGCTATTCGCTAGAAAAACCCGTGCAGTGATTGCTAAAAATTCAGACATTATTTTAAACGGTTCGTGGACCATTTCATTCTAAAAATATAAGACATGGCAAATCAACCAGAAACTAATACATACCCTGTCGGGGTATATCAGTGGGAAACTACTGACCCTGTCGAGGGTGGTGTGGGTGGCATTGATAATAAACCAATATTGGAACTGGCCAACAGAACCAATTGGCTTAAATCACGTATGCCTAGAAATTATGGCGTTGTAGAAGGTTTGATTATTGCTGACGAAGCAGTAAGCCATGCTTATACTGTTAGTGGTGATTGTACTAGCGCCACCAAAACTGCAACTATTCAAGTGGGCGACGTGGTCCGTGTGGTTTTTCCTAATGCGATGGCAAACACTAACTACAAAGTAAATTTTACTTATGAATCTGCTGTGGCATTTAACGCGTCGATGGGTAACTTTTCGCTACGTTACATCATAATTAATACTACGACTTTCGATTTTTATATTGAAGGTGGCGCAGGAGCAGTAAACCCATTAAATATAGAATTCGAAACCGTTCAAAAATTTTAATATGACACCAGAGCAATTTGTAAAAATATTTTACCCTCACGCAAAAAAAGTACAGGATAAAACTGGCATTTCAGCTATTGCGCTATTGGCGCAATCAGCACACGAAACTGGATGGGGTAAAAAGGCAGTAGGAAATATGATGTTTGGAGTAAAAGACACCGACGGGTTGAATGGAAACGAGCAGTTAATTACAACTACTGAATATCATAACAATCCAAATGTAAAATATCCAGTGCGTTTAGGTGTTATAAAAGTTGGTTTAAATCGCTGGAAATATACTATTAAAGATTGGTTTCGAAAATATGATAGTTCAGAACAATCATTTTATGACCATGCAAAGTTTTTAATCGATAATCCTAGATATAAAAAGGCTCTTACATTTAGACAAAGCCCTAAAATGTTTTTGCAAGAAGTTGCCAAAGCTGGTTATGCAACCGATCCAAATTATTCGTTATTAATGGCTCAAATGGTTGATTCTGTAAACAAACGCCTTCCGAAATAAATATAGGTTTATTTCATATAAAATTCCGTCACATTGATTTGTTGACGGTTTTTTATTTATATTTGCTACAGGTTTACTTTTTTAAAGTAGTTTAAAATTTGGGGAAAATTGAAAAACCATCGGTATTTTATCGGTGGTTTTTTGTATGTTTGTTTTATTAATCTAAAATTTGAAAAATGAAAACAAGAAATTTTGTATGTCTGGCCTTTGCTGTGCTGGCATTCGCTACGGCTTCGGCTTATGCCGACAAACACGTTCCGACGTCAACTGGTGCAGATTTGCACGCGCATTCAAGTAACGCACCCTAAACAGGTTGCGCAAATCTATGCGTTTCAGGATGTGGTTTTTATCGATATACCAGATCAAACAAAATGTTCGAAATTCTGTTTAAATCTAGCGAATAAAAGCACAGACGCTAACGCAGTTACAAACGTATTACCAATAACCGGACTTTAACTCCGGTTATTTTTTTGCTATAAATCAAAAAAGACGTTCCGAAGAACGCCTTTAATGACTATTAATTAAATCAAAACCAACCGATTTGGCTGTAAATATAAATCAAAATATTTACAATCGGTAATTATTTTTTAGGTTCTTCTTTTTCGATAACTGGCCAATCCCAATGCGATCGGTTTTCTTCAGTTTCCGACTTGTGTGGAATGTTAGCACAGAACACAATCTGCTTACCTGCATACACCTGCACGTCGATGCTGTTTTCGTTCACTTCGTCGATGGTTGCCGCGAACTTCTTCTTCTGTTGTTTATTCTGCGGAAATCTAACGTCTTTCATTCTTTCGCTTGGGAAGAAATCTACGACACGCCCCTGTGTTGGTTTTTTATATTCTGCCATGTCTGTTAGTTTTTAGAGGTTGCTAATTTAACAGCTAGCATACACGCAGTTTCGTATGCGTTTATAGCCAGTTCCGCCAGACGTGGGTCCAGTTCTCTGTTTTCGTCAATAACATTAAGAATTCTAGCCGTTTGGTCTTTAAAGAAATTTACATTTCCTACGTTTGACGGATTGAATTCTGAACGTACCGTTTTTTCACCAAAAGATAATACTTTCGGTCCAGCGTCTTCGGCTGATGTTCCGTCGACATAATCGCCGACCAGATTTTTAGCCTTACCCAGCAAAATAACCGCTTCGGTTAGTTTTGGGTCTGCGCCTGCTTTTTCCACTTCCTGCATAGCGTTGTCAATCGCTAATTCTGCGGGTGTGTTTTTCTCGAGGTTGTTTCTTCTGTATTGATCCATAAATAATTATTAGCGATTAACCTACGAATCGCGAGGTTTTAATTAAAAATCGCTATCTTCTTCAATTGAAGGTTTTGCCGTTTGTGACGTTTGTTCCGTTTCCGTTACCGTAGGAGCTTCTTCTTCCACGTCTTCAAAAGCATATCCATCGTTTTCTTCTAAAGGTTTTACAATCTCATTTAATTTTGAAATAGCAGAACCTTCAGCAGCTATCTGCGCTTCTGCTCCAATGTCGATGATTTCGTCAGCAGTTTGAACGCCAGCTAAAACTTCAGGACAGTGCACACGACAGAAAAACGTTGCTGCTCTATACATAAGCATCTGTTCTGGCATAGTTTTCCATTTAGAGCCGTTTTTATCTAGCCAGCCTTCCGCTTTTGCCATTACCATAGTTACAGGTGTCCCGCGTAATGCCTTCCCGTTTTTTCGGGTTGCAACCGCATAACATGATGTTCTGTCTTCAGAAAAAATAAATTCCAAAGGTTCGCTAAACAATCCAGACCTGTTTATTTCAGAAATCACATATTCCGATTTCCAGCCTACGTTACCTTTTACAAGCTGCATATTTTGCATAACCTCTAAAACAGATTTTTTTATTCTATGCGACATTTCCATTGCAACCATGCAGTTAGCCGCACTACCTTTATACGCGTCTGGAACCATAGTCGATTCCATAAGCGGCACAATCATTCTTTGAGCTTCCTTAAAAGCGTCTATGTTTCCAAAAACAGAAACAGATTGTGTTTGATTTATTACTGTTAAGTCAGACATAATTAAAACGGTAAATCGTCTTCTTCTTCAGTGAACGAAGCGGCAGGCGCTTGGTTTTGTGCCGCAGGTTGTGCGGTAGCTTGAGGTGTATTCTGTGCCGCAGGTGCTTCTGATTCAGCAGAAGTAACAGATGAAATTTTCCAGCCTTGCAAAGTGTTAAACACAACTGTTTCGCCTTGTGGATTTACCCATTCTCTACCTTTTAAATTAAACGAAATGTTAACAATGTCGCCAACTTTTAAACTATCTGGTTTGTTAATGTGCGAGCCATCAAATTGAAACCTTAACGTTTGAGGATATTGGGCTTCTTCTGTTATCACGTCAACATCACGTTTTTGAAATCCATTGCTGCCAACATCTTGAATTGGTCCAATGGTTTTAATTTTTACATTACCTGTTTGTAATTCCATAATTGTTTTGCGTTCGGTCGCCACCGTTAAATTAAATTATTTGTATTGATTCAATTGTTTTTTGCCACCAGTCAGAATTCCAAGATTCTACGTCGTTGTATTCGCATGCCTCAATGATTTCTTTGCAGGCAATCGTGGCGCATTGTTTGGCTTTATCCATATCCTGAAGAATTAAAAAATAACTCATTACAAGCGCACGGGCTTTTATTTCGTAGTCTTCCATTACTTTGGCTTTTTAGTTATGATTGTAAGCCCTTCAGGACGCGTAACACGACTTAATGCGACGTACATTTGACCTTCTGCAAAACATGGCAGCGTTAAGTCTACTGTGACTTCGTCAAAAGTCAATCCCTGCGATTTATGAATAGTAAGTGCATACGCCAAACGAATAGGTATTTGTTCAATGCTACCAATGTCCTGAAGTTCTAATACATTCAATGCAGAATTAAAAACATATTCTTTTTTGGTGAACTTCATGCGTTCCAGTGCATACTTGACGCCCAACACTTCAATAAAATGTCGTTCGTCAATAGTACCAGGATCAGTAACGCGAAACACGCCTAGTGTTCCATTAACCAGTGGGTTATTTTTGCTGTTGGCCAGATACATAATTTTGCATCCGTCCTTAACTTTTATTTGCGGGTCCAGATTGAAGTCCTGCGCCTTTGCAGCACCTTCCACAGTAGCTTCAAACGTGTAGGTTTTCCCCTGAACTGAATTAAGGCCGTCAATGTTGTAACGCTGCACTGTTGCGTTATGCGGTGCCAAAACAATACCGCGCGGATCTGTTTTCTGAAACTGTCTGAAATATTCAGATTTTTTGCCTTCTCGTACGATGTTTAAATTTTCGATAAATTCGTTGTCTGTCTGGCGCAGTACTTCGTCAAGTTCGATATTTCGAATATTTAAACGGTCGTAAATTTCAGCCTTCCACCATTGGGTGCCGCCATAAGTTTGCAACATTACAGAAACCATGTTATCGTCGGCCACTATTCCCAATTGTTTCATGTCACCAATTAAAATAACTTGAATTTTGGTAAGATCACGACAGCCGTTTTTTATCAGGGTCCAGTTAACGGCATCGAGAATATCAGGACGAAGCATACTGACTTCATCGATAAATAAAACATCGATTGCATTCAGAACGGCCCGTTTAGTCGGCTTTACGAAGTTGCAGGCCTTGAAGTCTAAAACACCGAATGGCGGAAGTGAAAACGTGCTGTGCAATGTAGCGCCGCCAATATTATTCGCTGCGATTCCTGTGGGTGCCAACGCGGCCACATTTTTACCACTTTTTAAAAGAATGTTAATAGCTCTTTTTGTGATATGGGATTTTCCAGTACCTGCCTTACCTGTCAAGAAAATGTTTTGTCCGCGCTGTACTGCTTCTAAAAATTCCTTTTGACCTGTTGACAGTTTTTCTTCGGTTTCGATATTTATTTCCATATCAATAAAATGTTTTAACTTCAGGATTGAAATTAACTTTAAATTCGCATCCTGCAAGTTTGGTCGTGTTTTCAAAACTTCGTTTTACCATTCCCAAAATAGCGCCGTTGTGTGCAAATAAATAACGATCGTCGTATCGTGGGTGTGTGATAATTTCAAATTGAAGACGGTCTTTTGTCGTCGGTTCACGTTTTAATACTTTCGTCATTATTTCAGCTAGAAGACTGTATTCCATTTCGGTCTGCTTCTTAATTATTTGTGGGTTGAAATTCATAATATTAGTTTTTGAAGTTAAACTGTTGAAGTTCTGATTTATCCTTTTGCCACTTTTCAAAAACTTCATTTTGTAGCTTTGTCCAATTAGATTTTATAAAAGCTATTTGTGATGCATAAGTTTCGTAAGGAATGCGCTCTTTAAAAACCAATGGTTCTTTATCTATTAAATAAATAATAAATCCAGCTTCACGATTCAGAAACATAGTTTTGTTATGTTCAACCTCTTTAATGTCAAATATTTCTTGTGTTTCTACCGTAACGCCTAAAACAACTATTTTCATATCGTTAGTTTTTAAATGCCCAGTTCGGCAATTCTGAAGCAGTTACAGTTTTTGGAAGTCCAGGCCATATTCCTGACTTTAGACATTCTACATAAGTTTCGCAGTTTCTAATGTAAGTATCGCGACCTAATCTTATAGATCGTTCGCCCAGATACCTGATCCCGATTTTAAACGGCGCTTTGTTTTCAATGTTAACAAAGACAAAACCTTCGCCTAAATCAGTTCCATCCATTTGAAGGGCTGCTTTTTTATCTAAGCGCATGTTCCAGGCTTCCTTCGAAAAGTTTTCTTCTGTAGCATTATTCGTAGACATGACATTTACGACAATCCCGGACGATGTTATCCAATGCGGTAAAAACTTCACAATAGCGCCAGTATTCTGTTCTTCAAATCTGTTTGGCATTCCTACCAATCCAGACGAAAATATCGTTCGTGCGACTTCGTGTTTAAGCGTAGCTTCCTGCATTTTTTTGATAAGGTCAAATATTTCGAAAGGCAATAAGATTTGATTCTTAGAACTGGCCGCACGATTTAATGCTGCGATTTCAGATTTTACTTGTTCAGTTTTTCTTCCAAAAATCGGCATTTTTGAATATTTCGACGCAAAAATATTAGGAGTTAAAACGGCGCACCGCAGCGCATCGTCAAAAATCTTTTTTTCGTCTGGCACGTATGGTTCCCGATCGGGTCTTAAATGGTGCCACCAATAATCCAATGGGCTGGAATCAATTTTATCCAGCCCTGATTTAGATATTGCATCTGTATCGGTATATAAATCGCTCATTACTGTGGAACGCCGTAGCCGATAAAATTACGTTTGCTGGCATCGCCGCTGTCAAACATTTCATATTTGTAAGACCTGCGAGCGTTAGCCCACCATTCAGCTAAAAAACGGGATTTAAAAAACTTAGTTTTTCCGTTTTCAATTCGCGAAGTTACTTTAACGCCTTCGCCAGTGTAATACTGATCTTGTTCTGATTGTTTCATAATTACAATATTAAAAAGTTATCATTTTTTGAAAACGTTCTAATCCGTATGCATTATGTTTTTTCAGGATTGGAAGAAGGTCTTTTGCTGCAATTCCGTTTTTTGTGACGTTTGCAAGTTCTTCAGCATTAAAAACCTGATTCATCCATGATTTAACGCCCATTTCACACGATCCGGTTACAACTCTATAATAATTTATAGTAATTATAGTGTCTTCTTTGATTGGTTCGGTTTTTAGTTTTTCAGAAATTAGCTTAAATCTAAAATCTTCTTTTGCACGTTGTAACGTTTCACCGTGCGCATGAGTGGTTCCATCCGTTACCAAATAAAATTCTTTGGTGGAATGGATTTTTCTAACACGATATACATTTCCTTTTTTGTTTAAGACTTCTGTAAACATGCCGTCGGCTTTTACAAATTTTCCGTCTTGCCAAAAAAGTAGTTTATTTTTAGGTGTGATTATTTTTCCTTTCGGCTTTTGTGTTTTTGCCGAAAGTCCGCTTCGCAGGTCCAAATAGCCGCCTACAGTTGGGTTGAAACCTTCAGGAATCGATGTCAGGCTTCGCAGGTACAAATCGCCGCCTACAGTTGGGTTGAAACCTTCAGGAATCGATGTCAGGCTTCCGAGGTCCAAATAGCCGCCTACTTCTTCTTTACCGTAAAATTGCTTTTCCGTTAAAGAATAACGTGCGCAAAAATCCTTAATTGCTTTTTTCATTTTGATTTGATTTAAATTAATAATGCCACAAACGTATAAATATATTTTTAATAAAAAAACTTTTTTTATAAAATTTTATATGTAATATTTGCAGTATCAAAAAATACACAATAAAAATGAACAAAGAAAAAAGAGTTGATGAAATCATTCGCTTATGTGCGGAATCTGGTTTGTCCCTTCTGGAAGTTTGCCGGGAAGCCAAAGTTAATTATGGTACCATACAAAAATGGCAGAATAAAGAACCTGACGCGTTCGAAACTTACGACACCTTAAAAGATACCATCGAGGTAATGAAAAGTAAAAAACAGGAAGCGCCAGTAGAATAACAAAACTATAGATCATATCAAACCAACCAAATGATTATATTAAGACCCTACCAAAACAATGGCGTTGGTGGCATACGCGCATGTTTTAAAAGATTTATCAATTACGTTCTATTTGTCCTGCCTACTGGCGGTGGTAAGACCGTAGTGTTTACATATATCGCGCAGGCAATGTCTTTGAAGCGTAAACGGGTTATTATATTGGTGCATCGTATCGAATTACTTCGCCAGACTTCTGCGGCGCTTGAAAAATTTGAAGTTGAACATGGTATGGTAAACCCACAATATACGCCAAACCTTAATAATTACGTTCAGGTTGCCAGCGTCCAGACACTTACCAAACGTTTAAATTATTTCGCTGCGGCCAACTGGATTGCAGACGCTATAATAATAGATGAAGCCCATCACGCAACAGCTGGATCATGGCGAACGATTATAAATCACTTCAAAGAATTAAATCCGCAACTTAAAGTTATAGGCGTTACCGCTACGCCTATACGCGCAGATGGTCAGGGCTTAGGTGTTCATCATGCCGGAATGTTTGAAGAACTTGTTTTGGGACCATCTATTTCAGAACTTATAAACGAAGGTTACCTGGTACGTCCGAAAGTGTTTTCGCCACCGCGTCAATTTGACCCGTCAGAGCTTAAATCATATAAAGGTGATTATAAAACCAAAGACCTAGAATCAGTAGTTGATAAACCAAAAATTACAGGCGACGCTGTCGAACATTACAGACAGGTTTGCGATGGTGCTCCTGCGATAGTTTACTGCGTTTCGGTTGCGCATGCTGAACACGTTGCAGCAGAATTTCGCGCTGCTGGTTATAGATTTTATTCTGTTGACGGCAGTATGGATAACGACACCAGAAACAATTTGATAAACGGATTAAAGACTGGCGAAGTTCAGGGTCTTACTTCCTGCGATCTAATTTCTGAAGGCACCGATATTCCACGCGCAACTACAGCAATAAAATTAAGACCTACAAAATCTAAAGGGCTGAATATGCAACAGGACGGCCGTGTACTTCGTCCTGTCTATGCACCAGGTTATCCTATCGATACTCGTGAACAAAGATTGGCTGCGATTGCTGCTTCAGAAAAGCCCTTCGCTATTATTTTGGATCACGTTGGAAATGTAGGTTCGTGGGTTAATGGTGAATTCGTTTCTAACCATGGACTGCCTGACGAAGACCACGAATGGACGCTGGACGGTGAAGTTAAGCGTGGGCGTGGTAAGGGTTCTACTGAAAAATCAGTAAGAGTTCAAATGTGCACGTCGTGTTTTGCGATTCACGATCCAGCGCCTTCGTGTCCGCAGTGTGGACATGTTTACGAAATACGCGATTTAACGCCTAAAACTGTTGCTGGACAACTTAAACAGGTGACAGCAGAAATGATTAAGAAAAAAGAAAAGCGAATGGAAATCGGAAGGGCCCAAACGCTAGAAGAATTATTGGCTATTGCAGAAAAAAATGGATATAAGCCTGAATGGGCTTACATGAGAAATCGCCAGAAGGAAAAGAAAGTAGAAGCCATGATGGCCAGACGTGCCGCATCCGAAGAAGCGCGGTCCGCCCAGATTACTGTTAAGTTCGAAACAGGAAGTTTTGACGATGTTATGGATTTTTAGCGATGGAAGTATTCACGCCAAAATCCATAAAATTCGAAATATCTGAAGCGAAAAAAGCACAGGGAAAACACTGTTGTGCGTACCATTGTAAAAACGTGCCGCATCCGAAGAAGCGCGGATTATGTCACACACATTATTCACGTTGGCGGCGGCTTATCGATCCGGTTTATGATCGCTTCGTGAATTTCAAAGGAAATGCGTTAAGAAGAAATAAAAATTTTACCATTACGCTGGAAGAATTTCGCGAATTTTGCAACCGGACTGGTTACATTATAAAAAAGGGAAAACGAGGTCGTAACTGCACGGTGGACCGCATAAGAAACTGGGAAGGCTACCACATCGATAATATTCAATTGATAACTGACACCGCCAACGTTCGTAAATATCATGACCACGATAAGCATTTCACAGAATTGCCAGAAGACGATCCAGATTATTTACCATTTTAAAAAATATTATTATGAATGAAAAGTTTACCTTCTGGTTATTTGAAAATTTTCGTTTAATAGACGAATGTTTTTTCTATTATAAATTTGATTTTAAATACATAAAAACTCGATTTTCATATCAGGATTTGCTAGATAAATTTAACCAATCAAAAACAGAAATAAAATCATGAAACCAATCTATTATTTTTCGCAGCTTCCAGAATTACTTCAATGTTACGTGTTGATTTGTTCAATCGTACTGACCATTTTACTAATTGCAGGATTTTTTTTTTTCTATTTATTTATATATCCAAATCCGTAAATATCAAACGCATGCCTAACGGAAAAGAAACGAATCTGGTGCGAAATATCCAGTTAACACTAGGTAGAATCCCAGGCGTTAGAACATTCAGAAACAACGTCGGCACTGCGTGGATTGGAAAATCACAAAGATTTACGCAAAAAACAGTTATAACTGTACAGGCAGGCGACGTACTAATCCAAAATGGGCGTGTTTTCCACGGCGGTTTATGTGTAGGGTCTTCGGATATTATCGGCTTTCAATCTTTGAAGGTGACGCCTGAAATGATTGGCAGGACCTTAGCTGTGTTTATGGCCATCGAAGCGAAAACCGAAACTGGTCGCGTTTCCAAAGAACAGAAAAATTTTATAGAAATGGTTAAAACGTTCGGCGGTGTTTCTGGCGCCGTCAAAAGTGAAAGTGAAGCATTAAAATTATTAAACGATGAATAAGTATAAAATAATTTACGCAGATCCGCCATGGTCCTTCAATAATAAAAAAACGGGGGGGGGTAAAATGACATCTGGAGCCTCACAGCACTATCAAACTATGGATTTAGAACAAATGTGTAAACTTCCTATAAAAGAGTTAGCAGACGATCACTGTGTGCTTTTTATGTGGTGGGTAGGATCGCAACCAGAAGAAGCTATTAAGGTAGTAAATAATTGGGGATTCAAGGTAAAAACAATGACTGGTTTTAATTGGGTAAAAACAACAAAAAATAAAATAATTCCTGAATCGATTATGAATATTTTGCAACCCATAATAAACAAATTTGGTTTAACACTTATTTTTGGAAAACTATTTTTTGGCATGGGATTTTGGACACGTGCTGGATCAGAATGTTGTTTGATAGCGACTAAAGGAAACCCTAAAAGAATAAACGCATCGATTCGATCTGTAATTTTAGAACCAATTGATATTCATTCTAGAAAACCTAATGTGTTTAGAACTGAAATAATAAAATTAATGGGCGATGTTCCAAGAATAGAATTGTTCGCAAGACAGCAACTTGAAGGATTTGATGTTTTTGGAAATGAAGTAGAAAATTCTATAAAATTATAAACTAACCATATTTTTAACCTGTGAATATTTCCGACATAAACAGAAAACTAGTAATATTTAAGTTGAATGAACTTATAGCTTATTGTGGCTACACGATGTTGCGTAAAAGTACAAAATTATCTTTCATTTTAACACAGAATTGAAAGGTACAAAACAAATATTAAATTAATCACTAATCTAGCAATAGCGTGTGTGTGCTGTTATCTGCTGCCCTTCTTTCGGAATTATTAACAATTTAAAATAAATACACAAAATGAAGGACAATTTAAAATTAAACAAGCGAATTACTTTTGAGGAAGTAGTAAATCACGGCTTAGAAAACGGTGCTAATGTAGTAAATGGAATGCCGTGGAGTTGGACAATTAACGGCAAAACAATCACTCATGAAAATGATAATTGTTACATAGTTGAAGTCGCAAAAGAAGGATTCAATTATATGGAAAGTGAATTTAAAAAGTTTGAAAGGGGTGATGAATTAATTGCTTTTAAACATGGCTTACACATCTTTCATTATACTTTCCAATATGATACTCATGCACCTGGAGGGTGTCCGATGTAGGCTTGCCGCTAACTCGTTTATAACACTGATTTTATCATACAAAATATTACGACATAACATTTTAACCTGTGAATATTTCCGACATAAAACAAACCTATCAAATCGAAGAAGTTATCGGCAGAACGATAGCGTTAAAACGTCAGGGACCTGAACTAGTTGGGAATTGTATTTTCCACAGCGACGAACACGCATCACTGAAGGTTAACCCTGTGAAACAGATTTTTAAATGTTTTGCAACACACTGTGGTGCTGGTGGCGACATGATAGATTTTTTTACTCTACAGGGGAAAACAAAACGCGAAGCATGTGATGCAATCACAAACGGCACCATTATTCCGACAGTAAGCGCAGGTCCGAAAACTACCGAACCAGAAATAAAATGGACCGACGCCGTTCCAAATCAGGCGCAACTGCCAGACGTCGCAAATCTTATTTTTAAAGATTACGGAAAACCATCGAATTATTGGACGTATCACAATCGCGAAGGTCAAGTTATTGGCTATACACTTCGTTTTGACCTTCCAGATGGTAAAAAAGATGTTATACCTTATACGTTCAAAAAACCAAATAACGGCACTGGCGCTAAATGGATGTGGCGCGGTTTCAGCATTCCTAGACCACTATACAATCTTCACGAACTTGCAGCACGTCCGACAGCTATCGTTCTGGTGGTCGAAGGTGAAAAGGCCGCAGACGCAGCAAAAAAACTATTTCCGCAGTATGTCGTAACTACATGGATTGGCGGTGGCGAAAACGTAAAAAATGCCGATTGGACACCATTGCACGCTCGAAATATATTTCTTTGGCCAGATAATGATGTACCAGGACTGCATGCAATGTTCGGCGGATGGGCTTACAACGATAAAACTCAAACTTATAGACGTATAATTGGAATATGTGAAATGTTCCAGGCGAATTTCAAATGGATTAAAAACAGCAAAGATTTTCCAAATAAATGGGACATTGCCGATGCCGACTGGACACCAGAACAAGCCATCGAATATTTAAAGGAAAACAGACAGACCACGCCGACAGTTTCGGCTGATCCACCAAAACAAAAACCTGCGCCTATAGCAACGCCTGAAATTCCGACGAATTCCAATAATTCCGAAAATTCCAATGCGATACCGCAGCAAAAAAAACCGTTACAAAAAGAACCACAGAATGCGAATCCATATTTTAAATGCCTGGGATTTGAGAACAACGATCAAAACCTATACGTGTTTTTTGTTTACCGCACCAATGTGATAGTAAAATTGTCTGCTGGTGGAATAACTGCAGCAAACGTCTTACAACTGGCACCGATGAAATACTGGGAAGGTCACTATCCTAAAAATACCAGATCGGGCGGTGTGAAGTATGACGTTAATGTGATTGCAGACACTCTTATTTCTACATGTTCTAAAATGGGATTTTTCAGCGAAAGTAAAATTCGCGGTCGTGGTGCCTGGAAGGATGGCGACGACATCGTTATTCACTGCGGCGACGTGCTTATCGTAAACGGAAAATACACAAAGTTCAGCGATCATAAATCTAAATACATATACGAAGCTGCGCAGGAACTTGGTTTTTCGCTCGTAGAGCCATTAAAAAAGGAAGAAGCGTATAAACTTATAATGATACTGGAACGGTTAAACTGGGCGCGTGGAATCAACGCCAGACTATTGGCAGGATGGATTGTTATAGCGCCAATATGCGGTGCACTTCGTTGGCGGCCACATATGTGGTTAACTGGTTCTGCGGGTTCTGGTAAGTCTTGGATAATGACAAACCTGGTTAAACGCCTTTTGGACGAAATTTGTATCGATGCGCAAGGTGACACTACAGAAGCTGGTATTCGTCAAACACTTCGTGCAGATGCGTTGCCAGTTATTTTTGACGAAGCAGAATCCGAAGACATTAAAGGTTTGCAACGCACACAGGCTAACATCACGTTAGCACGTTCAGCTTCTACGTCAGATAGTGGAAAAATTATAAAAGGATCGGCAGGCGGTTCTGCTTCACAGTTCGACATACGATCATGTTTTGCATTCGCTTCCATTGGGGCAAACTTAACACAGCGATCAGATACTACCAGAATAACAGTTCTGGAAATAAAACCAGATATATCCTCGACAAAACAGGAAAAATGGGAAGAAACACTTTCGATGTACAACGAAACAATGACCGACGAATATGTTCAGGCGTTTTTATCCAGATCAGTAACCTTACTTCCGATTATATTAAAAAATGCAAAAACGTTTTCTAACGCTGCCGCTGCTGAACTTGATAACCAACGAACAGGCGACCAGTTAGGCGCACTTTTAGCTGGTGCATATAGTCTTACTTCAAATAAAATCATATCATTCGAAGATGCGCGCGACTGGATTAAAGAACGCGACTGGAGCGAAGAACGCATGGCGGAAAATAGTCGTGATGAAATAAAAGCTTTGAATAAAATAATGGGCGCAGAAGTGTCTGTGGAAACCATGTACGGAAAACATACCAGAACTATTGGTGAACTGGTACTTAATGCGCGTGGTGATGCGATGCCTGCTGAAGACTACATGATTAATCAGCAATTAGCACAAACTACTTTAAAACGTATCGGTTTCAAAATTGAAGGTAAAATGTTATTGATTTCTGACACTTCTGATTTTATAGCTAAAGCATTGGCGCAAACTGCATACGCGAAAAACTACCATACTATGTTAATTCGTATTGTCGGAGCCAGCAAAGTAGACAAATCCACCTTCGGAAGTTTTATAGCAACACGGGCCACCAAAATCGACACACGGGTTATTTTCGATAACCTTAGTAATCCAGGATTATCGCAGACTGAAATAGATTTGCATAAATAATTATAAAATTTTATATATAAAATTTGGTAGGTTAAAACAGATTTGTATATTTGTGCATTAATAAATAGTAAATGAAAATATTAATAGGTTGTGAAGAATCGCAAGCAGTAACAATAGCTTTTAGAAAATTAGGATTTGAAGCTTATTCGTGTGATTTATTAGAATGTAGCGGCGGCCATCCAGAATGGCACTTGAATATGGATATATTCCAAGCAATTGCAGGGGGGGGGCTATCGGTTCAAGATGGTTCTCAAATCTTTATAGACGAATGGCGTTTAATGGTTGCCTTTCCTACTTGTACATATTTAACCAACGCCGGTATAGGTTATTTTAATGAAGAACGTTACGGGCAAAAAGCAGTAGAACGAAAACAAAAAAGATTAAAAGCTGCCGAATTTTTTATGGCACTATACAATTGCAAGATTCCTCTTGTGGCTTTGGAAAATCCGGTCGGGTGGATGAACAGCAGTTTCAGAAAACCGGATCAAATATTACGACCTTATTATTTTGGCGAACCGCATTTGAAAAATATTTGTTTATGGCTCAAAGGCTTGCCAAAAATAGTACACGGAAATTTCCCAAAACCCGAACCCGTTGCAATCCAATATAGAAAGCCATCAAAATATTATAAAGGCGGCGAAGAAAAGAAAAGGTATTTTACCGATTCAGCTAAAAAATGCAGTATTACAAGAAGTAAAACCTTTCAAGGAATCGCCGATGCAATGGCAGAACAATGGGGTTCTTTTTTAAGATTTAACGACGTCTTAGATTTTTAGATCATGAAAAAACCAATTTTAGACCAGTGGGAACGATACGAAATTCGAGTAGGTATTCAATGTAGTAGACGCGACAGAAATTTGGCATTGTTAGAATTTTGGAAGGAATGGCGTCAGCTTAAAAGAAATATTAATAAAACATTAAAACGATGGATTTAGAAACACTACAAAAGTTACAGATTGATTTTATGAAAGCCGTAAATTTTTATAGAGGTTCAGAATTAACTTGTAAAACATTGCTAGAAATTCGAGGCGCTATAGAGTTTGTTTTTTTAAAATATAATTTGCAAGACATCGAATTTGATTTAAAAATAGAAATTAATACTTTATGTGTTTTTGGAATCAGACCTATAGATAATTTAGCTATTCATGCAATATCACAGCCAATAAGATGACAGAAGAAGAAATACTATCACTTGGATTTAAAAAAAATCAGTGGACAGAAGAAAACCAAACTTTTACCGAGTATTGGATTGGCGATGATAATGCTGGAATTGAAATTTCTGGAACAACTTTGGTAGAATTAAAAATCGGAGCTAAAAATTATATAACAGTTCCGAACTGCAATTCTATTCAAGAGTTAAGACTATTAATACACTTATTTAATATTCAAAAATGAAACCATTACCAAAATCATATCAAGCCAGCGAAAAAACCGTTTCCGTCAAGATTGAAGGCGAATATTACGAGGTGGCCAACCTTAAAAAATCTGGTATCGTAAACCAAACCACGATATTATTAGCTTTTAACGATATATGGCACCAAGTAAACGTCTTAAATCTAGGCGCCGACGACAGCAATCTGGAAAACTTTAAAACCCACGTGGAGCTACACCAGTATAAACTAAAGGATTTTGGCATCATTAATAAGGAAAAAGAACAAACTGTAAAATATGAGCCAAAGCATGAAGACTTCATGAAGCTAGAAGCGGAATTTCCTGCATTTAGTTATATAAAAATTGCAAAGCTATACGACTATTGCATTAAAAATTCGGACCATTATGGCGAAATAGTATTCAAACAGGATTTAAAAAGACTTACGCAGCGCAATCAAACAATCGATCAGTATATCGACTGGTTACAATCACAGAAAAAAGAAAATATTAATAATTCAAAACCAAAATTTTTAACAATGAAAACACTAGAAGAACTTAAACAAAGAACAGAACAGCGCGAATTCCAGCTTTATAAGTTGGGAGTATTGGCACAAGAACCCGGAAACGATTACACGGGTTTCGGATTTACAATTACACAGGTTAGTGTAGAAACAGATTCAGACCAAGACTGGAGCGAACTTTTAGAACGTATTAACAAAGCTAAAAACCCTGTTGAATTAACCGAAAATCAACAAATCGAAGCTGTTATGGAAGTGGAAACTACAGACACAAACCAGTATATTCATGATAGAATTGCTGAAATTACAGAAATGGGTTTCGAAACTTCCGACGGCGTCGAATATGTTCATCCAATTAGCTGTGCTCAAATTCCGATTGCTTCAATAACAGATATGGATTTCCCTCAATGGTTTGATCTCATGAAATTTGTAAACTCACAAACCAATGAAGACACAGCGCAGGTACATGAAGCCAAACCAATCACAGAGGCAGCGGCCGCAGAACCAGCTAAGAAAAAACCACCTGTGTCATTAGAAGTTATCGGGACATTAGCGCCTGATCGCATCACTGAACTACACGAACTAGCGGCGGCACAAGACAAAGTGCTTTTAGAAAATCCACTGATTGAAGTAAAAGACGCGGAAACACTTAAAAAAGCAAAAGCATCTGTTTCTATTTTGTTGAAGGCATCGACAAACATCGACGGCACTAAAGGAATCAAAGCCAATAAAAATAGATTCCTAAAACAATTGTCTACTACAATCGATTCATTTCTGGACCCATTGGCTAAGAAAACACGCGATCGTTACGACAAACTAAAAGCCCGCGTGGATGCATACGAGAATGCAGAAGCCGAAAAAGTGCTGCAAGCGCAAAAAGATAAGGTCGCCAAAATTAACGCCCGTACAGCTGAACTTTTTGCCGTTCCAATGGTATTCAATGGCGAACTGTACACAATAGGCACGCTGCACATTTTACCTTCGCAGGTAGAAAGCACCACAGATGAAGATTTTGCATCACTTATAAAACAAGCGCAGGAAATAAAAACAGCTATCGACGCAGAAGCGAATGCAGTTGATCCGGTAACGTTGGCCATGGCTAAAAAACTTGCAGTAATTGAAGGTAAGACTGTCGAAGTGGTACTGGAAGAAATGGCAGCAGAAGTCGAAGCGTTGAAAACACAACCGACCGCTGCTCAAGAAGAAAAAGCAACGCCTGCGCCTGTACAAACACCTGCGCCAGCGCAAACTGCATCAGTAGCTTCTGCACCTGCTAGAACAACGTTTACGCCATCGACAGCGCCTGCAGCAACACCTGAAAAAACAGTAAAAGTAATTTGGGAGCCTGAAACAGTTTTCGTGAATGCAGATCCAAAAAATACTATTTTGGTTGCATTAGACCAAGAAAATGCACATGCATTAGCGCATCCTGGTTACATAAAAGTACGTGCTTACTACAAACGTGGTACCAAGGATATGGCCGCTCAAATTCGTGCCATATTTGCTTCAGATCACCCGAAGAAATCCGACGCCATCAAAGAACTGCTGGAAATAATCGAAAAATCGTAGCGATATGGATTCAAACGCCCAAATTATCGAGTATCAAAACCGCAGAATCGATGCGCTTACAATCGAAATAGATCGTTTAAATAAACTTAACAGCGCGCTTCAGGAAAAATTAAATCCTGTGCGCGTGGTTTCGATTGTCGATATCAATGATCCTGCTTTTAATGAACCTTATAAAAAAATATCGTATGGCTTACATAAGAGCAGCTAATAGTACCTATGGTTTAAATCCTGGTGATGGAATGTCTGTATCGCAATCTACAGAACATGAACGGTCAAAAGTGTTAGAATTGCTTTTGGAAGAACCATCTGAAGACTGCATTAAGTTTGGTTTTTATATGGGAAAACATTATCCTGGACCTATAGCAGATTACAAAAACGATTGTGTAAAAAAAGAAATAACTTTAAACGATTTAAAAAAATGAAAAACAAAAATCCATTACTATTTATTATTCCAATGCTTATAATAGTGTTGGCAATAATGTATTTTGCAGGTGTGTTTTCATCGGCAGACGTCAAAAGAAAAACGGTCGAGCGCGACGAAGCAGCCAAAACTGTCGACACCTTAGAAGTAAAACGCGATTCCACAATGGAAGCTATATCGCAAACATCAACACAATCAGTAACCGAAGCGGAAACGCTTACTAAAACCAAAATGCCAAATGAAAAATATAATACACCTGGCGATACTACTGGCGATTACATGTTCAGTAAGATCACAGCAGAATAACATTCCAGACGTCACGCAAAATAAACACTGCCTGAATGATCGCCAATTAAAAATAGTATACCACAAAGTGATCCGAGGCGAACAGGCTGAAAAAAAACTGGATTCATGTAAGTTCGTGGTTAATGGTCTTAACAAAATTATTTCTAAGCAGGATTTAGATTTGCAGGCCCAGATTACTAAAGTGAAATCGCAGAACGACATCGTCGCGAAAGCTAAGGAAGACTACCGTGTTAAGTCGGTAGAACTACAGCAAGAAAAAGACAAAAAACGCCCATGGTATGAATGGGCCATTTTAGGCGCTGTTTTCTTTGTTGGATTATCAGCAAATTAACTGTTATGACAAATTTGTATCGTAAATTTTATAACAGTTATTTACGGCTTATTATCTATGCCGTAGCTTTCCTTTTGTTTGGGTTAAAACTTCTAATTTACCCAGAAATGATTCCAGACATTTACGTTCGTCTTATGGGATTAGTAGTCCTTACGGAATGCTTTACAACATTACAACAGATATACATTAAGTATCTGCTGAAGAAAAACCAGAACCTTAAAAACAAAATCGATGAAAACAACCGAAATATGTCCTGCTCCGGTATCAAACAAAATCACGCAGGAATGCGCCAGACTAACATCTATGACGTTTGATAAAACTGTCGAAGAAATTAAACGCTTTCAAGATGGAATCTGAATATAGCAAAGAAGTCGAATCGATACTTATCGATATGGGATTCACAAATGTAAAAATCAGAATATTAGCAAAGCTATGGTATTTTGATAGCGACCAGTGTAATAATGTTTTCATTGGACAGAATAAGAACCAAGCCATTTGGCTTATCAAAACTGAAACAGGAAATATGCAGTCCGTGCTGAAAACGTTGGCGGGTTATCCACAGTGGCGAATTGATAACATAATGTGTACATTATTAGTTTAAAAAACAAAACCCGGCTATTACAGTCGGGTTTTTTATAACTTTCATTTAGTGGCAAATTTACTTTTTGTAAGAAAATTACATATAAAAACGCAGTAAATGTTAAAATTAAACGATTATTTTGATTTACGTGTACTTAATTCAAATATAGGTTATATATTTGTACAAGAGTTAAGGAAGTGATTTACACGGCAAACTTTAAAACCGAAAATTATGAAAACTTTATTTTACATCAGAAACACAAAAAATGACAAAAATTTTGACACTCAAGAAATGAAATTTTACGATAACAATTGGGAACCAACTTACGAAGATGATAAACAATGGTTAGAGCAATTGATTGAAAATAACCCAGAAAAGTTTGAAAATTGTATCGTTGAAGAAATAGAAATTGAAGACTAATATCTTACTTCATTTTAGACAAAGAAACCACTCTTTTGGGTGGTTTCTAAAAATATTAAAAATTATGGAAACTAAAAAAACACACGGTGGTGCTAGGCAAAATGCCGGGCGTAAACCCGCCAAAGAAAAACGAAATCCTATTACGTTTCGACTGACCGAATCCGAAGAAATTAAAACTAGAGAGTTTATTAAAACGTTAAAATTAAGTTAATACTTGATTTATGTGTACTTAATTCAAAATATAGTCGTACATTTGAATATGATTACAACGAAGTAATCAATTTAAAACTTTGAAATTATGAAACAAACCAAAACACGCTGGATTACAGAAAACGATGACATCTTATTTGAAGAAACGATTTTCGAATGTGAATTACCAAGAAAAGAAGAGCAAGTCATTTGGCATCGTGGATTTTTCGAAATAACTTCTATTTTAAGGAATTTTGACGAAAATAGAATTGATGTAACTTTGAAGCAACTTTAAAAACTAAACCCCGAAGTAATATCGGGGTTTTTTATTAATATATAAAACTACTATGTATAGCATAGTAGTTGCCACTAATGAATTTTAAAAATCACTGTCTTCTTCGATCGTTTCTATTGCAGGCGTTTTCGCTTCTTCGTTTATAACCAGCCCAGCGTCTTGTAAAACAGTTATTTCTTCTGCTTCCACTTCTGCCGTCATTTCGCTTCCGATTTCGGTTACAGGAATTGCATACTGGCCTAAATCGCCCAGAACTAATTCAACAGCATCGTTAACAGCTGAAGCCGTCATTTCGCTTCCGATTTCGGTTACAGACTTTCTTAATATGTCGACAATGTTTTTTGTGACCATTTCCGTTTTTGATACCGGATTGAAATACAAAATTATTTTTCCGTTATCCGAAGACACTCTTATTTTGTTTTCCCGGAATGCCGATAATTGCGAAGCATAAACACGAACGGTCTGGATTCCGATTTCCGATTCATCGATTATTACTTTGTCGGCATTTTCTCTTATAGCATTTTCGATACGTCGGTAAACCGAAATCGACTTCTTACGGCCATCAAAAACCTGATTTTCGGCTAAAACCTTAAACTTAACGTCGTAATCCCGCGCCACTTTTTTAGCGTATTTAAACAGTGCAGGATTTATATTAAGCTCTACCAAAACTTCCTTTTCCATGGCAAATTTGGCGTGATTAACGATCGTTATATCGTCTGGTCCTAAATCCATAAATTCGCCATCTAACTTATAGATAATGTCGTGGCATCCATCCACAGGAACGTCGACCCAATCGCTACCTTCACCTGGTATTTGATCTACCGCAGGAATCATTTCGACTGTATTTGGTCTAATAATATTGCACAAATCTATTATTTCTTTAAATAATTCGACCCCTGAAATGTTATTAAATTGGACCCT